TCGCCGAGATCGACAAGCGCGCCGAGGCGAAGGCCGCCGCGGCCGCGCCGCCTGTCCCGCCGGATCCCGCGGCGACTCCGCCGGCCGCCGGCGGCGCTCCGAAGCCCTGAGCGTCCACGTCGCGCGCGACAGTGCGTACGTGAAAAACCCGTTCCGGTGGGTCATGGACCTGTTCCGCCGCGGCGACGACCCGCGGCGGCAGATTCGCTACGTACTCCCCTACCCGGTCTCGGGCCTCAACCTCACGCCCGACGAGACGCTGTCGGTCGCGACAGTCTGGGCGTGCATCGACGCGATCGGCAGCGCGCTCGCCGCGGTGCCGTGGAACGTCTTCCAGCCTCTCGGGCCACACCGCCGTGAGTTCCTCTACGACGATCCGCTGATGGACGTGCTCAACGTCCGGCCGAACCCGGAGATGACGGCGATCGGCTTCCGGGAGGCGATGCTCTTCCAGGCGATCCCCTTCGGGAACTCGTACGCGGAGATCGTGAAGGACCGCGCGGGCCGTGTCGCCCAGCTCTGGCCGCTGATCTCCGATCGCATGGTCGTGCTCCGCGACGAGAACTGGAACATGGTCTACCAGTACCGCCAGGTCGACGGCACCTACGTCAACCTGGGCCCGAGCCAGGTCTTCCACCTGCGGGGCCCTGGGCTCTATGGGCTGATGGGCGAGAACGTCGTCGCCCGCGCGGCGAAGTCGATCGCGGTGGCGGCCGCCCAGGAGCGCTACGCGGCGAGCTTCTTCGGCCAGGGCGCCTCGCCCGGCGGCGTGCTCGAGGTGCCCGGCAAGCTCAGCCCCGACGTGCACAAGCGGCTCAAGGATGACTGGGCCGAGAAGCAGAAGGGCCCCGAGAACGCCCACAAGCCGCTGTTCCTCGAGGCGGGCATGAAGTGGCAGACCGTCGCGGTGGACCCCCAGAAGGCGCAGCTCATCGAAGAGCGCCAGTTCTCGGTGGAGGAGATCGCCCGGTGGTTCAAGGTCCCCCCGCACAAAATCGGCCACCTGCTGCGGGCGACGTTCGCGAACATCGAGCATCAAAGCATCGAGTTCGTGCGCGACGCGCTCACTCCGTGGTGCCGCCGGCTCGAGCAGGAGGCCGACTACAAGCTCTTCCGCCGCGACCGCCAGCCGTGGAAGTGCACCGGCCTCGACACCCGTGCGCTCTCGCAGGGCGACGCGAAGGCGCGCGCCGAGTACTACTCGAGCGGCCGCCAGAACGGCTGGCTGAACGCGAACGAGATCCGCCGCGAGGAGGGCTACGACGAGATCGGCCCCGATGGCGACGTGTACCTGGTCAACGGGACGCTCAAGACCATCGATGACGTGCTCGAGCCGCCGGCGCCGGCCCTCCCGCCCGGCCCGCCGACCGGCGGCAAGCCGGCGCCGACCGACGATCCGGGCGCAGGGAGCGACGATGCCGAGGCGGCGAGCGTCGCGCGCGATGCGCTGACCGTCATCGTGGCCGGGGCGCTCGACCGCTTCGCCCGCCGCCTCGCGAATCGCCGCGCCGACCTGGCGAAGAAGCTACAGCTCGACGAGGTGAACGCCCGCCTGGCCGAGGAGCGCGCGCGCCAGTGGGACCGCCTGCTCGCCGAGCTCGCGCCGGCGGAGCCGTTCGCGATGCGGGCCCTCGGTCGCCCGCTCCAGCCCGAGGAGCTGCAGCGCGTCGCCGCGCTGGTCGACGCCGGCGAGCTGCCCGCTGCCGCGGTGGTGAAGGCGCTGCCCGAAACCTGTCCACGCCCCGGGTGACGCTGTCGGGCGTGAACAGAGCGCTCATCAAGGCGATCTCCGCTGCCAAGCGGCACCGGGCACTTCGAGCACTCGCCGACCCCGGCAGCCAGCGCTCCGCATACGCCCTGGCGATCGCCGAGGGCAAGAGCGCCGAGGAGCGGCCGCCCATCTTCGCGAAGGTCGACGACGAGACGGGCGAGCTCTACGTCTACGAGGCGATCGGCTTCGACTGCTTCGCCGAGGGCGGCGGCGTCACCGCGCAGAAGGTGCAGGCCGCCCTCGACGAGATGAAGGGCGTGAAGACGCTCAACGTCTTCATCAACTCCCCCGGCGGAGACGTCTTCGAGGCGAAGGCGATCTACGCGCAGCTGCAGCGCTTCAAGGCCCAGAAGGTAGTCACCGTCGACGGCCTGGCCGCGAGCGCCGCGACCATGGTCGCAATGGCGGGCGACCGCATCGTCACGAACCCGGTTGCGACGTGGATGATTCACGAGGCCTGGTCGGGCTCGATGGGCAACGCCGCCGACATGCGGGCGATGGCCGATGTGCTCGACCTCGAGAGCCAGACCATCGCCGAGACGTATGCGCGGCAGACCGGCGGCACGCCCGACGCGATGCGCGAGCTGATGATCGCCGAGACGTGGATGAACGCGGAACAGGCGCTCGAGCTCGGCTTCACCGATGAGATCGGCACCGAAGACCCGGAAGAAGACGGTGCCGACGAGGCCGCGACGAGCAACGCGCGGCCGGCGTTCGCGGTCGCCGCCGCAGTGACCCAGGCGCGAATCAAAGAGGTCTCCCCCGCCGCGCTCATGGCCGCGAAGGCCCAGATGATCCACCTCAAGAACCACGCGGGCCAGCCCGCCAACAAGCGCCCGGCCAGCCGGTAGCGCGCCCACCCCCCGCCGCACCCCGAAAGAACACGATGCCCACTCCTCAGAAGAAGAACCAGAAGACCGAGCCGGCGCCCGGCCCGGCGACGATGGACGACCTCCACGTGAAGCTCTCCGACCTCGCCGACCAGGCGAAGGTGATTCAGAACACCGCCGACTCCGAGAAGCGGCAGATGACCCCCGAGGAGGTCAAGGAGACGAAGCAGCTCCAGGCGGCCTTCAAGGAGGTCGAGGAGGAGATCTCCGCGCGCGAGGCGAACCTCGAGATGGAGTCGCGCCTGAAGAAGCCGCTGCAGCGCGTCACCACCCCCATCGACGGCACCGAGCCCGAGCTCGACGAGGAGCAGGACGAGAAGCCGCGCGCCCGCCCCGCGCGCTTCACCGGCGGCATGCCCTCGGGCGCCACCAAGGGCAGCTGGGGCTTCCGCTCCATCGGCGAGTTCGGCGTCGCGGCCATCAAGACGAAGAACGGCCACCCCGACGCGCGCATCTTGAACGCGCCCTCGTCGTTCGGGTCCGAGGGCCAGAACGCCGACGGCGGCTTCGCGGTCCCGCCCGACTTCCGGCAGGAGATCATGAAGCAGGTGACCGGCGAGGAGTCGCTGCTGAGCCGCTGCGACCAGCAGGTCACCTCGAGCAACGCGCTCAGCCTGCCGCTCGACACCGTGAGCCCCTGGGACACGTCGAACGGCGTGCTCGTCGGCTGGAGCGGTGAGGGCGCGACCATCGCCGGGACGAAGCCGAAGCTCGGCCAGCTCGAGACGAAGCTGAACAAGCTGACCGCTCTCGTGCCGCTGACCGATGAGATTCTCGAGGACGTGCCGGCGATGACCCGCTGGCTGCAGTCGAAGGTCCCCGAGAAGATCACCTCGTCGATCAACACCGCGATCATCAACGGCACGGGCGTGGGCCAGCCGTTGGGCCTGCTGAACGCTGGCGCGAAGATCACCCAGGCCGCGGTCTCGGGCCAGGGCGCGAACACGGTGACCTTCAAGAACATCGTTCAGATGTGGTCGCGCCGGTATGCGCGGAACAGCCAGCGCTACCTCTGGCTCATCAACCAGGACGTCGAGCAGCAGCTGCAGCAGATGGTGGTGCCGGGCGCGACCCCGGCCTTCCCCGCCTACCTGCCCCCCGGCGGCCTGAACGACAGCCCCTACGGCCGCCTGATGGGCCGCGAGGTGCTTCCGCTCGAGTCGTGCTCGGCGCTGGGCACCGAGGGCGACATCATCCTCTTCGACCCGACCCAGTACCTGGTCGTGATGAAGGCGATGGGCCTGCGCACCGACGTGTCGATCCACCTGTACTTCGACAGCGACCACACCGCGTTCCGCTTCATCCTGCGGGTCGGTGGCCAGCCGTACTGGCCGGCGGCGATCGCCCGGCTGAACGGCTCGAACACGCTGTCGATGATCGTGACGCTGAACAGCACCCGCACGTAAGCGCGCTCGAGCTCGGGGTCCGGCGCTGAGCCGGCCGGGTCCCCTCCCCCTTTCCTTCTCAACCCCTTTCCCAACAGCAGCACCGAGGTACCGAAACCATGCATACCGACCTCCACAGCGAAATTCTGATCAAGGCGAGCATCGACCCGGCGGCGATCTACAACGCCAACGGCACGAAGACCGGGGCCATCATCGACACGCAGGGCTACGAGTCGCTGGAGTTCGCGCTCATCGCCGGCGTGATCACCGACGGCACCTGGACCAGCGGCATCTACGGGAGCAACGACTCCGGCATGGCCGGCGAGGTCCAGCTCTCGGGCAACAACATCATCGGCGCGGACCTGACCTTCGCCATCACCGACGACAGCGTGGTGAAGCGCGAGGGCGTGAACATCGCGGCCGCCGGCTTCCGGTACTACCGGCAGAAGGCGACGCAGGCGGCGGCCACCACGGGTGGCTTCCTCTGCGGCATCGCGATCCTCGCCCGGCCGCGCTTCGCGCCGACCACCTCGCCGTAAGCCGGAGGCCTGGTGCCCGTCCGGCTCGTCACCCCGCCTTCCGGCGAGCCCATCACGCTCGCCGAGGCGAAGGCGCACCTGCGGCTTGAGACCGCGCTGGACGACTCTTATGTCACGAACCTCATCACCGCCGCGCGGGCGTACGTCGAGCAGGTGTGCTGGCGCGGGGTGCTCGCCCAGACCTGGGAGCTGATCCTCCCAGGCTTCCTGGGCGAGGACCGGTTCGATCTCGGGGAGCGAGACCGCCGCTATTTCTCCCTGCCGGTCGGCTACGAGTGGTCGAACGCCGACCGGGCCTACCGGTTCCTGAGCTATATCGAGCTCGACCGGGGCGAGACGAGCTCGCTGGTCTGGGTGAAGTACATCGACCCGAACGGCACGCAGCAGACGCTCGATCCGAGCGTGACCACTCTCGACAACGTCACCGCCCCCGCACGCCTTCGGCTCGCGTACGGGCAGGCCTGGCCGATCACGCGCGACCAGTGGGACGCGGTGCGGATCCAGTACGTCGTGGGGTGGGCCGATGCGGCCTCGGTGCCGCTGCCGGTCAAGCAGGCGATGCTCCTGATCATCAGCCAGCTCTACGAGTTTCGCACGCCGGAGGTTGCCGCGGTGCTCACCCAGGTGCAGCAGCTCTCCGTCGACGCGCTGCTCGCTCCGTACCGATTGGCGAGGTACTGGTGATCTCCTCCGGGCAGATGCGCTACCTGGTGCGCATCGAGCGGCGCTCGACTACGCGCGACTCGACCGGCGAGGCGCTGCGCACGTGGACCCTCGTCGCCGAGCGCCGGTGCGACATCGAGCGAGCCCCGGGCCACGAGGTCTGGGCCTCAGCCGGCCGCGAGCAGCGCGTTCCTACGCGTCTGAAGCTGCGTTACGACCAGACGATCATCGACTCTTTCGCGGTGCCGGGCGAGACGCGCGCGGTGCTCAGCGGCAAGCACCTCGACATCATCAACTGCTTCGATCCCGACGGCCGGAAGGCCGAGATGACGCTCATCGCGAAGGAGTACGTCGAGGTAGCGCCATGACCATCGAGCTGCGCGGATTCGCGGAGCTCCGGGAGAAGCTCCAGCAGCTGCCCGACAAGCTCGCCGCGAAGGTCCTCGCGAAGGCGATGAAGGCTGCGTTCCAGCCCGTGCTCGACGACGCCAAGGCGAAGGTGCCGGTAGACACCGGGGCCCTGCGCGACTCGCTGCGCATCGCTTTCCGGCGCGGCGGCCGCGGCGAGCCGATGCGCGTCGGCATCCGCATCGGCTCGAGCTCCAAGGTCAAGCAGGCGGGGCTCGCCAAGGCGGTGTTCGGAGGCACGACCAAAGCCCCGCCGGCGCGGCGCTGGCACTTCATCGAGCTCGGCACGGCTGACCTGGCCGCGCACCCCTTTCTGCGCCCTGCGCTCGATGCGAACCAGGGCCGCGTGCTCTCGATTCTGAAGACCGAGATCGCGGCGGGCCTGGCCGAGATCGCGAGGGGCAAGTGAACATCATCGGCGAGGTGATCTCCTCGGCGCTCGGGGCCGACTCGGCGGTTGTTGCCCTGGTCGGCACGCGCGTCTCTCCGAACGTGCGCCCGCAGGCGGAAGTGTTCCCCTGCGTCGTCTACAGCGTGATCTCCGACATCCCCGAGAACAGCCTCGCGGGCAGCTCGGAGACGCGGCTCTCGCATGCGCGGGTCCAGGTCGACGTCTACGCGAAGGGCTACAAAGAGGCCCAGCAGGCGTGGCTGGAGATCGACCGCGTGTTGGGGAACCTGAACAACATCGACTCGAACGGCAACGGCGCCGTGGGCTGGCGCGAGAACGCGCGCGACCTCTACGACAACGAGGCGCAGCTGCACCGCGTGAGCGCCGACTACATCTTCAGCAGGTGACCTCAGGAGGACACATGGACGTGGCAGGAGCGATCGAGAAGCTGGTGGCCGACGTCGGGCTGGCGGCGAAGGACAAGGGCGAGGCGGTGCTGCTGCTCAAGCAGGCCACGCTCTCGCTGCAGGGGCACCTGGACCGGGCCCGCCTCGCCGCCGGCGAAGAGCAGGCCGTCAACGCTGCCCAGCGCAAGGCTCCGCCGAGCTCGAGCGATGCGGCGCTGCTCGCGGAGCAGAAGCGCGCGGCCGCGGCGAAGCAGGCTCGGTTGAGCCAGCCCGTCGAACCGAAGAGCGAGACGAAGCCGAAGCCGCCGCCGGGTCCACCGGATCCGCCATCGGCGCCGCCAGGCAAGCGGGTGGCCTGAAGCGCTGTCCACGCTTCGCCTGAAAGTGGGTGCGTCTCGGAGCAAGGAGAGCACCGCACATGGGTACCCCCACGAAGGCGAAGCCGACGAAGAACACGCAGATTCAACGCGGCGACGGCGGCGCGCCGGAGACCTTCACCACCATCGGCGAGGTGACGAGCTTCAACGCCCCGCAAGTCACGGTCGATCAGATCGAGGTGACGAACTTCGACTCGTCCGCGAAGGAGTTCATCAGCTCCGGCCTGGCCGACGGCGGGGAGATCGGCCTCGAGTTGAACTTCGTGGGCAGCGATGCGCAGCAGCAGGGACTGCGCACCGACTGCTACGCTGGCACGACGCGCAACTTCAAGTTCATCATGAACGACCACCCGACCACGAAGACCACGGTCACGTTCTCGGCGTTCGTGAAGATGCTCGACGGCCCCAAGGGCGGCGTGGGCGAGGCCTACAAGACCGCGATCACGCTCAAGGTCACCGGCACCCCGACCTGGAGCTACGCGCCCTAACCCGCCTCACGCAGCACCCAAGGAGAAACGCACATGGCAGCTCTCTCGGTTCTCACCTCGCAGCGCGCGTCGAACGGCCAGGACCTGGCCGGCGTCGCGGCCGCGGGCGGCGGCGACACGTTCGTCAACGACGGAAAGACCATCTTCGTCGTCAAGAACGGCGGCGGCAGCGGCATCACCGTGACGTTCGTGACGCCGGTCACGGTCGACGGCCTGGCGGTGACCGACCTCGCCGCGACCATCGGCGCCGGCGCGACCCGCGCCATCGGCCCCTTCCCTCCCGCCTGGTACAACGACACCGGGGTGGCCGGCGGCGTCGTCTCGGTCACCTACTCGGGCGTGACCTCGGTCACCGTCCAGCCGCTCAGCATGACGCCGGTGGCGTAAGGCGATGGGCTACCTCAAGTTCGACGAGGCGATGGAGCTGAAGGGTCGGAAGTTCGAAGACCTCGAGGTGCCAGAGCTCGGCGGCAAGCTCATGCTCGCGTCCCTCCCCGCCGGCAAGGCGCTCGACTTCCGGTCGCTCCAGGCCGACGCCGAGAAGGGGAAGGAGGTGGAGAAGAAGCAGATGGTCCTCCTCCTCCGCGGCGGCATGGTCAACGACGACGAGAAGCACACGCCGTTCTTCGCCGACGACGCGGCCGCGCTGAAGTTCGTCGAGCGGGTCTCGTTCGACACGCTCCAGACCATCATCAAGCGCATCACCGCGATGATGGCGACGTCGGCCGTCGAGGCAGAGGGCGCGCCCCCGACCCCTTAGAGGGGCGAGCGGACCGGAGATTCGCCCTCCGCCTAGCGCTCGCCCTCGGCCACCACAACGTCGACGCGATGCTCGAGGGCATGACCTTCGAGCAGTTCGCCGAGTGGAGGGAGTTCTTCAAGATCGAGCCGTTCGGCTTCCCCGTCGAGGACGCCTTTCACGCGCGTCAGACGTGGGCGACGTTCAAGGCGTCGGCCGCCAAGGAGTGGACGGGTCAGCCGAAGGACTTCCTC